GTAGCTCCTTTAAATATATCAGCATCACCTTTATCATCTATATTAAAAGCCCATTCAGGATGGTCTGTATTCATACTTCCTGCAAAATGATTCTCTGTTGATTGATTTCCATTAGAAGACAAACTTGTACTATAATGAAACATTGCTGGAGAACCTGGAAATAATATAGTATTAGTATTAAAATCACTATGAAATTCTACATTTACTACAAAATTTGTAGAATCTATTATTTGGGTAATATAACCACTTCTATTCCTATCATCTGAAAAATCTATATCGTTTGTATTGCTTCCTTTAGAATGTATAAATATAGCGTCACCTTCTTGAAGATTGTCTACTATTCCACTTGCTACTGTAAATTTAGTTCCAGTTCCACTACCAGGGTCTACAACAGCTCCAGTAGGAGTTATATGATGCCTTGAATAATTATTAGAAGCTGTTTCTAATTCTGGCATTCTATCACCAAAATGTATATCACTGCATATAAATATACATTTAGATGTTTCCATATCTTCAGGAGCTCTTGCTTTTGCTCCTTGATAATATCTGTCGCCACTTGTTATTTTATGATTACATCCATCATGAGCTCCCCAATTTCTTATCCAGTTAGTTTCAGAACCTCCTAATAATCCTACTGCATGACCTGTAACTCTTTCGTGATAAGTTCCCCAAGGTCCATGTTTTTTATTATTAGTTGTAGTAGGCAAACTTGTAGTACTAGGTACAACAACTCCTGTTCCATCTAAAACACCATCACCATCATTATCTGCTATAGGAAACATTCCATATCTAGCAACTTGTATAGAACATACATTATCTGTTCCTTGTTGCCATCCAACATTTTCTCCATAGTTTATAACGGGAGGATTGGCTTCACTTACTACACTGTAATTTTCTTTATCATCTTTATAGGTATGAGCTTTTATTTCGTCTAATTTCTTTTTACTACCAGCTGCATGCTGAGAATCAAATAATTGATTGTCCGCACCTGGACCGCAACTAAACTGCCATTTACTTCCATCCCATCTAAATCCTTCTGGTCTTAATGTTATAGTAGGAGGAGTTCTATCTCCCAAATAAACATCGGATGTTTTATAAATACCTGTTCCTGCAGCCGCTCCTTCTGTTCTTCCACAAAATAAAAATCTATCTCCTCCTGAAAATCCATCATCTAAAGAAGGTCTTGTCTGCACCCACAATCTTGTGTCAAAATGGTCTGGAGGATTATCTGAAGCAGCATTAGCTGCATGGACATAATCAGGAGTTGGTCCTTTAGTTTCTATAATATCTGATAATATTCCACTATAACTTATAGTAGGAGTACTTTCAGATGCCAAGCTATCAAATACTGCTGTATCTCCATTTATATTTCCATTTAAATGGTCATTACTCCATTTATAAGATTTAAATCTAAGAGTTAATGTAGATTGTTCTGTAAAAGGCAAACTTTCCCATTCACTATATTTCATTTGAACATCTAATACTTTTACTTCATTTACATTACTAGATGTTAGTGCATATATCATACCACCACCAGTACCACCAGTACTATCGCCTCCTGTAGTGCCATTATGTATTTTATTATGACAGCATGTAATAGACAATATATTATAACCTAAAGGTAATGATTTTTGTATTGTTCCTGCAGGATAACTTGCATCTACTCCACTTAAATCAGATTTAATTAAATCATCTGGAAATATTCTATATAAAAAGTAATCATCATTTCTCATACCATAATAAAAATAAGGTCTATAAGATACTTTAAATTTAGCAGTAGCTCCTCCTGTAGTTGCTGGCTCAGCATCTTTTGCAGTATATCTTTTACATTCAAAATAAGCTAAACCATCTCCAGCTGTAACAACCCATACTCCAGAACCATCCCATTCATTAGCAGTATCTGCATATTGCCTAACAACTATATTATCACCAGTTTTCATTTTATGGTCTGAATGATATATTCTCATTGTTTTTGCATTCAAACTTAAAGTTCCACTTTCTCCATCATCAGGAGCTGTACTGCTGTCATGATTCCAATAAGCACTTAAATATTCATGTTCTCCAGCAAGACAAACTTTACTCATAGACATAATACCTATATCATCATAACTATGTACAGTATCTTCATCTTGATATAATGTTTGAGAATAATCTTTTCCAAAGCATTCGTGATTTAAATAACCCATCCATTGAGGAGATGAACTTGATTTTTTAGAACCAAATCCTATATGAACTTCTCTGTTTCTAGATGTTATAGCTGCTTCATTATTATCTGATTTTAATTCATCACTTGCTCTAGAAGAAAGTTCTATATTAGTAGTTGCATTTTGAAGTCTTAATTCATTTTCTTTAAAATCTTTTACATGTTTTATTTCTTGATTTTCATAATCATATATTACTAAATCTTTTGAACCTTTATTGTCAATTTTGCCTACAGACTTAAATTGAACATCTTCATTATTTATTCCAATTGGATTGTATTGATTTAATGAAGTTAAATCTAAACTTATTTTAGTTCCATCTTGACCTCTTGATGCAAATTCAATTTCCATATCAGTAGCAAATGGTATCTTTTTACCAGGATATATTATTATATCAAACTTTTTCCAATTAACATCTAATCCATCTGGATTATTAGTGCCGCCTTCAGGAGCATTTAAATCAGAAAATGGAATCCATCTTTGTTCTTGCATAGCTTTTGAACTAGTGCTTTGCTTTCCTTGAGTTTTCCAATCAGAGATAGACTCATTCCAATTACCATCTTTGTCTATGTAACCACCGTTAAAAGTAATAGACAAATATCCACTACCATATGTACTTGATATGTATTCATCTTTAGCATAAAATGAAAGTATATATGGCTGCCCTGTTTTTAAATTATCTTTAGATACTGATTGACTTATTCCAGTATTTATACATTTATATATTACTGTAGTGCTTGTATAAGCTGCAGGAGTAGTTCCAAATAAACCTCTTGTAACATATATTCCTGTAGATGCAACTTCATCAACTCTCATATATTCACTAGAGACTTTTAATATATCTCCTTTTGCAAATATTGTATATGAATCTGTGTAGTTTAAAAACTTATCTGTAGCGGCTATATCATATGTTCCACCAATTCTAATAGTAGCTTCTTTAAATTCAGATTCTAATGTTATATAAACATCATTAGCTATAAAAGGGTATCTTTGTTGTGCAGCTTTTTCTTGTCTAAAATAATCATTCCAATAACCGCCTCCAGATGTTTGTAATGCTACTGTAGTATTAGTAGAATTTCTATAATTGTTTACAATAGTTCCAGGGTCCCCACCTGCACCATCTGTATATGCATATTCTTTATGAATCCAATTATTACATTTATAATTCTGATTAGAATGAACTTCTACTGTTGGATTAGTTTCATCTGATGCATGTGAAAAGGTATGATTCTTTAATAAATTACATTCAAAATATACAGTGTCCGCACTTTCTGTATCATCTGTAGGTGCAGTATCTACAGTAAATATTGTATTTCCACTATCTTCAACTTTCTTTAATATTTTAAATGATTTACCATTATTGGGCTCATCTTCTCCATCAGCTCCATAATAAACATTTAATATATCTCCTTCAAAAAAGTTCATACCAGTAACATTTGCACATGTTATTGTTTTATTAGTTGAACTAAAAGTTATAGTTCTTGAAGAAGAACTTGTGTCTATAGCTCCATTATATCTTGCTGTAGAACTATTAACTAAATAATGAGAATTAGCTCCTATATGATTTCCTGAATATTTGCTCCAATTATCTATAAGGGCAAATGCTTTATAAGAAGGTCTTTGTATTAGACCTATAGTCTCTCTATTTGCTTGTATATCGTAATTGCTAGTAGTTACATATCTAGATTTAACTGTATCAAAACATCCTCTTTTTATAATAAGCTGACTATTTACTTCATCATCTCTAACTACTTTTATAATTTCATTACTTGTTCCAAGTTTAAAATAATCATCTTCATTTAATAGTTTGTTTATTAAGGGCTCATTATAAGACAAACTAACTACAGCACCATCTCTAGTAGCTTGTATTCTTCCTCCGTGTCCATTAGGATGATTAATTGCTTCTTTAACTGCTTCAGCTATATCATTAACAGAAGAAATATCACTAATACCTATTGCAGTATTACTTCCAGAAATATAACCTGAAAAAGTAGTAGTATAAAGTTTATTAAAAAGATATTCAACACTATAACCACTTGGAGTTATAAGAGTAAACTTTCCTCCTCCTAGATTATTTTTTGTAGTAACAGTATCTGTATCTAAAGTTATTGTTATAGTACCAGTCCCACTTGTTATTCCAGTAGCCCCAAATGAATCACCCCAAGTACCAGATACCCCACTGCCATCACTAGTTATTGCATTAGTAGAAGTTAAATAAGGAAGTTCATTAGCATTAACAGATATTGTAGAAGCAGGTGTATAAGATGCAATAACTCGTCTATATAAAATATCGTTATCTGTAATTTGAGCTCTTAAACCACTACTAAAAGTTAAAGTATTAGCGTTACTTGTATCAGCTCTTGCAGTACATTTTCCAAATAAAGTTCCATCAGATTTATATATATATTGGTCAACAAAAAACTTAGTTAAAGCATCTCCATGACCTGAATGAGTATGCCAAACATCACCACTAGAACCATCATCTACATTTAAAGTAACACTAGATGTAGAAGCTGCTTCTGTTTCTTCTGCATATGCTGGAGTTGCCATAGGTTCAGTAGCCCAAATATATTCAAATAATGGCTTTATATTTATAGCTTGTAAAGCTTCTTTCTTTCCCTTATTACCTATAAAATATAGCTTTGCTATTGATTTTTCTTTAAATGGAATTATATTGTCAAATAAAACATTTTCAGTTCCAAGATTATTAGAAGACCAAGAAGCTGCCCCATGTACATTAATTACATTATCATCTACAGCAACAGCTAATCTATCATTAGGAATACTATCTAATATACCATCTTCTGATACTGGATTTATATTTAATGAAAAAGCGGCTGTACTATCTGAAATATCTCTTTCAGAAGCATTTAATATAGTGCCTTGATTAAACTGTTTTATTTCGTGACTTTTCTTTGGCATCACTCTCCTTTATTATCCATTTTACATTAGGCATAGAAGAAGTCCAATAGTTATCTGGAACTATTACTATTATTTGTTTCCGTCTAGTAGCTTTCCCCATACCGTGGTTTTCCCATCTATTATTTGTACTATATCTACAGTAAATCTTCCACCTTTGTAGTAATCTACTATAGCAAATGCATGTGCCCATTTATGCTGTCTTCCACCTAACCATGCGTTCTTTTCTGAACTCATGTCTTTTAAACATCCTAGTGACCATGCTGATTTAGGACCATCCATATAAGTCACGCTATCTTGCTGCAGGGAATGATGATGGCCATATATTATATTGGCACCTAACTTCCTAAGATGATTCGCTGCGTGGTATTGTCCACCAAAATGATGCCCGTGGTAAAAATAGAGCTTTCCTATTTTTAGATACTCACCTGGTGGGTGATATTTGTATCCTCGTTCCTTGAACTTACATGCATGTTCAAAACGATATTCTTTTAGATAAGGATGCTCTTCTACGAATCTATCCAACCATTCATCGTGATTCCCTGCACAAATGTGTCTTTCTTTACATTTTACTTTGTCTAAAGACTCATCAATTTCATCTAACAAATCATTAACACCTTTAATATCTGCATCTACTTTAGGCATAATGTACTCTAATGGTGGTTTTTTCTTACGTTTCCATTGCCAATGGGATACACTACCAAACTCCCCTAAATCGCCCAAATCAACGTATATATCGGGCTTTACGAGCTCTATAGCCTGTTTGACTACGTTTATAGCAGGCACATCATGTATAGGTGCGTGCTTATCTGGGGTTACTATTGCTCTTTTTAGCACCCCTTGTTTAGTTTTTTTCATATATCAAAAAACTCCTAGTTAAATTTAGATTTCGGGACATATCCCCAATCACTCGGATTTGTCCATAATCCTTTCGCCAACTGAAGATATTTCTCAGTTGTTTCTTTTGCAAATCTGAGAATAGTATATTCACATATATCACATTCCCACAAAAGTATCCCATCATAACTGCCCATAACTTCTACACCTACAATTTCTGTAGCATTGCATTCAGGACAGCATTTAGGACGTTTTTTGCAAACAAACTTAGTGTCGCAATTTAGGGCTTCTACTAGAGAACCTTTGTCTTCTACTAAATCCTCTAGCATAACCATTCTATTCTCTTTTATAGAAAGCCCTATATTAGCCATTATTCTCTAAAGCTTTGCTTACTTCTGCCCAAATTTTATCATCTAGGTCATTAGAGCTTCTTTTGACTAACCAGTCTCCAAGCTTTAAAACAATAGCTATTAGCACTTTTTCACTAAGTAATTTAGTTGCAATAGCTGCTAACAATTTACTCATTTACTTCTCCTTATTTTTACAACATTTACAAACTAATTCTTTTTTAGGATGAGCCATTTTTTCTAATTTTACAATTCTTTTTTCATGATTCTTAGCAATTCTTTTATCATCAGCTTCTTCAATAGCATCCATAATTTTATTTATAATTGCCTTAACTAATAATGCTTGTATCATCTCTCATCCTTATACAACATATATCCTAAGACAAATGTTGTCATAAATCCAGCCATAAAATATACTATATCTCTTATAAGATTCATTAACTGAAATTCTAATAAGAGATTTTCCATCAGAGCAGTATTCCTATTACTGCAATTGCTACAGTTAGCAATGAAAACATTGTTGACCCAACTGTTTTTAGTTTTGTTATATCGTTTTCAGCTTTATTTAATCTGCCGTTAACTCTTTCTAAATGTTCAAAATTTGCATCAACTTTTTCTTTAATATAAGCAAGATGAGTCATTACCTCATCTCTATACTCATTAATACTTTTTGTTTTCATTTTTCTCCTGTATTCTTAAATACTTGTCCTTTAATCCACCCGATAAATGAGCTATAATTTCAACTAAAGTTTTATAGCTATTTTCTATACCTTTTTGTTCTAGTTGCATTTTCTTTTGCTGGTCTATTAGCTTTACTATAATGCTTTCAACTCTAGTAAAAGATTCTCTTAATTCTTTCTGCAACTCGTCTTGTATGAACTTATTTTGCTTTTGTATAAACCACCAAAAAGCCGCAGCTACTACAAGAGGAACTCCATATTGTTCCAGTACAGTTAGCCAGTCCATTTTAAAAGTCCTGTGCTACAATTTTGCCTACAGTTTGGTAATTACTTTTACTAAACTTTTTGGCTCTTTTAACTCCCATTTCAAACTCATTATCAAAAAATTGTGCTGTTTTTAATTCCATATGCCTAGGGTCTTTATATCCCATAGCAATAACTTTACTTACTATAGCGCTATGAAATCTTGAAGGTATATTTGAATATGAACCTGTCAATGTATTAATAGTCAAATCATCTTCTAAAAAGGAACCTCTAACTCTAACAGCATCAATCATAGTTAATTGAATAGTTTTATAATCTGAACTCCAACCATTTCTAGTAACTGAACCTTTTTCAACAAAAGCTAATTGCTCATCACTTACATAACTATCTATAAAATAAAAATATTCTTTTTTAGTTGCCATAATTAACTCTCATCATTTATTTTAGGATTGCCTTGCAATCTAGCTATTTTAACATCATCAATATAAACTTCTTCTATTTTTAATAAACCCGCAGGGAGTGCATACCATCTATGGTCTGCTGTAGTAGACATTGTAGCTGTTTTTTTATAAATATCTGTTCTTTCGCAAAACTCATCTTTTGCTCTATTAAGTAATTTAATTGCTTCTTTTTCTCCCATATGTGGGTGATGTTGCTGAACTAATTCTACCATTTCTTTAGCTGTCATTATTCTCCCGTAGCTCCTGCTTCTTGGTCTGTAAATCTGCTCATTTCTCCTCCGAATTGAGCCTGTAATTGTTGTATTTGTCCATTTAACATATTAAGCATTTCTTGGTCTTCTTCATCTTGGACAAAATCACTTATATATGCTTGCAATATATTAATACAAGCTTTTAATACTACTGCTTGTTCTAATTCGTTAGGTAAGCCTTCTATACTAGTTGCTCCTGTTTTATCAGTAGTTGGGTATGCAAAGTAATAAATATTCACAGATTCATCACTAGTAGGGTCTGGAACAATATCCAAAACAGTTGTTCCTCCATCTGTAGTGTATGTAAATACAGGTGAGTATTTAGTAGCATAATATAAACTAGTGCTATCTTTAGCTCTTTCAAAATCTTCTATAGTAGCATGCTTACATTCTCTATAATAGCCATCAGCAGCATCCTTTCTGTGAACACCTAAAATTTTTTTACCTTCTACACCATTCCAACCATTTCCATCTGTAATTTCTTGAGGGTCTACCGCATACTTAACTAGCAAATCTGGTCTTACCATATCAGCTACTTCTGATATTGCAGCATTAAATAAATCTATATAGCTATTAGAAGCTATAGTTGAATATTCACTGCCTATTAATTCAGTAATTCTATTTGAAAATGCAGTATTTAAAGCCATTATTTACCTTTTTTCTTTTTTAAATTTAACTTCCTACGAGTATTAGGATTCACAGCTCCATGCCATGGATTCCCAATACTCCCAGAAAATACATTAGCTAATCTTTTAACTTTAGGCATTACCCTTTGCCGCCTTTGCCTTTTGATGGTGGTGGTGTATATACAGGTTTCCCTTTAGATTTAGTAGCTGATTTAGCTTTGCCTGTATCTCCGTGCTTTGCAGCTTTATCATGCTTTCCACCTTTTTCACCTTTAAAACCACTGCCTTTTTGCTCCATTCCCATGCCAGCACCTGGTCCTTTTGGTTTAGCAATAGCAACAGTTGTCACCCCTACTAAATCAATGTTATATTTTTCACTATTTGCCATTCTATTTTCTCCTTAATTAAAAATGAGGCAAGAAATAAAAAGTAGCTGTTTTGCTGCTTTCATTCTGGCCATTTGCTTTTACTGTAAATCTTGTATAAATACCCGCTCCGTGAGTATCTATTTTATATAGCATCATTATGCCTTCGTCTTCATTGGTCAAATCATCATCAATAGCTGCTATTTTTGCCATATTTTTACTTATATCATCATGGTCAACACTACCGTCTTCTTCAAATTCACCTTGCTTAAACCATGTTGAGCCGTCTACACTATGCTCTACTTGAACATATGTATCAGTTCCTAAATCTGCGCTAAACGATACTAATATTGTAGCATCAGATTTTGTAGGAATAGTCAATTGGCTTGTACTTGCATCAGCGTCATTACCTAATGTAATAGTTTCAGACAAATATCCTGTAGTTGCAGTTACTCCGCCATTGCTATTTATACTTTTATGAAATCTATCCCAAGCCATTCTATCTCCTTAATATTCTATATGAAAAATAAATTCTAAATCATTTGCTCCAGCATAAGTAATAGTAGAATTTCCTGCTATTACTGCAAAATATACATCTGTTGAACCTTCTGCTGCTTGCATAAGCGTTGGCTCAATATTCCCTACAGTATTACCATTTACACTTCTTGTGTCAAATATTCTTTTTATTTCACAACCATCAAGATACTCTGTCGTATCATCTACTGCTTCACAAGCCCAAGATGATAGTACTTTTGCAGCTCTTATATCTGCATCTGAAATATTTGCTGTTGCATTAACAGTTCCAAAAGTTGCAGCATTTTCTGTAAATATCATTTCAAATAACAAGTTATCTGTAGAATTACTGACTACATATGCAGCTATTAATTTAGAACAACCGCCTTCTTCTCTTACTGCATTTGGAATAGCTACAGAGTTAAATATTACATCTCCTTGCGTATATTCACTTGTTTCTATAGTTGGAATAACTCGTATAACTTTACGTTTACCAGTAGATACAGAACTACCAGCACTATTAGCTGCAACTGAAACTCCTGCTGTTGTTATTGTCAAATCACTCATTTAAATCTCCACGTTGTGCAGTGGGGAGCCGAAGCTCCCCAACTACGATTAATCAAACTAACCACTTATTATGATGGGTCTTTACCTGTACCACCAAAATCACCATCTACCATACTCACATTGTCTTCATCAACAATACAAGTTAAAGTAATAGTGTTTGCACTCTCATCACCATCAGCCGTCCACCCTATATAATAATAAGGCATAGGATAAGCATTTAAGTCAAGAATATCAACATTATTACCTGTTGCTGTAATATCAGCAACTAAAGCATCAGATACTAAAGTGACCTTAGAACCTCCAGCTTCCCAAGTTCCATGTAACGATATATCTAAGTTACTACCAGAAACAGCACTAGCATTCAATACAATCGCTACATTTTTATTAGCTAAACTTGAGTCAAACTTAAAAAAGTCTATCTCAGTACTATAACCTATTGTTGCACTTGCTGGTAAAGTATATGTTTCTTGATATACTGTTTTACCATTAGCACTAGTTTTAGTAAAAGCCATAATTTACTCCTCCCTTAAGAAAACTTAAGAATTGCGTGAGTTTCAGGAACACTAATTTCCAATCCAGCTTCAGTGATGATTTGGTCTTGCCTACCATCAACGCCGTTGTCTTGTACATTAGTTTCAATGAAGGTATCTCGACTAATACCGTTACCCACTAGTGGTCTATATGCTACATTCTTCATATCGACTGCAACGCAATAATCTTCCCAAGGTCCTCTTAATAAAGGCTCAGCAACGAAATGTAAATTACCAAATATAGTATTTACCATTGTTACTGTATGCCCAAAAGCACCAGGTACTGATTGTACGTCTAATCTATATTGAGAAGAGCCTACAGAATTATTTAAGAAACTTCCGTTTCCTAATTTATTTAAATAAGTAATAACTTTTCTAGAAGCTAGAACTAGTTTATTACCACTATTACCAGACTCAGGAGCGAAGAAATCTTCCATCGCATCTAAGAAAGCATCATAACCAGATGAACTATAAGACATGTTGTAAACTTTACCATATGTACTAGTGTAAGGTAAAATACCCCAAGTAGTTCTTAAAGGAGCAGATGTTGACTGCTCATTAGAAGAACCACCATATCCAAATAACATAGCTTGTTCTACATCCATCTTATGTTCCATAAGTTTATCTTGCCAGATTCTTTGAAACTCATTAGCAATACCTCTGTATTCAGTAGCCATAGCTGTACCAGAAAAGATATTCATACCAGTTTTGAAGATTTGACAATATCCTTCTCTGTCAAATAATTTATCTTCCCAACCAACAGGACTATCAGTTCCTTCAGCCCATGCACTACCAACTACAGTACCTTTGTTATTTGCACTAAAAGTCAAAGTTCCTGATGTTGGAGTATCTAAAGGTATTATTTCATCACCACCACCTGTTACAGTAATAGTTGTTATACCATTAGTACCATCAGTACCAGAATGAGCAATAGTAGCTCCAGATGTAATTCTGAATCTATATACATTACCGTCATCTGCTTTCATTGCAATTACTGAACCTGGAACAAGAAAATGACAAGCGTTATTTGATTGTATTTTCCCATACTGGTCATATCCACAATCTATTACTAGATTATCACTATCAGCATTAGCGATAGTTGGACCAGCTTCAAATGTCCAAGTTAAAGAAGTATTAACTTCAAAGTTCCTTCTTTGCCACTGATGTCTTTGCTCAAGAAACTTGAACACAGGGTCATTAGTAGCTTTTTTTGCCACCTTCGATAAATATACGAAGAATGGACTTTGTTGTGGAGCAAGCTCAGCAACTCTCTCACCGAAATTAAACTTTCGCCTAGTATCATTTATATCGACACTAGAATTGAGGTCGTTACCAGCTTGACCTGAATAAAATGTTCCCATTCGATTCCATCCTTTAATTTTGCCCGTCCTCAGCTGCCTTGGTAGGCCTTTGGGTAGGGCGGATTATAAAACTACTTCCAGGGATTTTTACTATTAAAATTCCCTATCATTGTATCCATAATCTTATCTTCCATAGTGCGACTATCAGCATTTGTTTGTCCAGAAGGCATCACTCCCATTGGAGATGGTACTTGCTGAGCATTTTGTAGCTGAGTAAAAGTTTCACTTGGTTGTGCAGGTTGAGGAGCGGCTTTACCACTATTCATTCTGTACAATTGAACAAGATTATCAATATTTATAGAATCAGGTTTACTCATAGTATTAACGAAATCATTAGCTTCTTGTTCAGATAACCCATGATGTCCTTGAATATAATTCTTGACTTCATTAGTTTTTTGATTATAAGCTTGTTGAGCCTGAAATCTTTGAGCTTCTTCAACCTTCTGTCTTTCCATAGAATCTATTTTTTCCTGTAAAACAGTAGCTTGATATTGGCTTTTAAGACTATTATACTCATTCATATCATCTCTCCATGATTCAACTGAATCCATATACCTTGCACTTTCGCTAGAGGGGTCAGCTAAAGCTTCTTCTCTGCTAAAATGACTAGGTCTTTGTGGTTTCATAGGAGCATCTGGAAAACTTTCAACACCCATTTCTTCTTGAACTGCTTCTTGTTGAACAGGAGCTTGTGCTTGTGCTTGCGATGCAAGTTGTTCATAAGCTTGTTTAACTTGTTTTAGCTCATTTTTAGCTTTATCAGCTTCAGATTGCCAATATTGAAATCTTGTTTCATCATTATTAGCTGGTTTTTGAACGTTTTCAACGGGTTGTTCTGCTGGTGCAGAAGCCGTTTCTGTGTTTCCTGTGTCACCTGTTGTGAAAGCGTCAGTTATTTTTGCAGAGTCCTGATTTCCTCCAAAAACTGCTTCTTCTAAAGATGCAAATTCTTGTGGATTTTCTTTAGGAGTGTCTGCTTGTATATTATCGTTTGACATTTCTTACTTTCTCCTTTTAGCTGCTTCTCTGCCACTTTGAGAAGGTGAGCTGGTTTTTTTATTTATGGCATCTTTAATGCCAGTTTTAATTGTGGCTAAACTATCGCTCAATCTTTGTTCATAGAGGGTACCAGCGGCTTTAGCTTTATTACTAATTCCTCCCAGCTCTCCTTTGAATTTCTCGACTTCAGCTTTCTTTCTAAGATTAACTGACTCTCGGTCTCTTGTTTGTAAGTCACCTTTAAGCTTTTTAATCTGTTCAGTAGCTTGTTCGAGTTGTCCTTGTAATTGTGCAATTGTATCAGTTCTTTGTAAAACACCTTCCATATCGAATATTTCTGTTTTCTTAAGAACTTCTTGTTTATCTACTAAACCATTTTTATATGCTTCCATATAAAACTCTAATTCTGCATATCTATTAGATGGTAGCGTAGAACCTGATACAACTATAATATCATACTTGCCTATAGTTATATCATTTACTATTTCTATTTCTCCAGTTTTATCATCTACTAACTTTTTATTAATAACATATTCGTTAATAGAGTTATTAGGCTGGATTACTCTAAAAATCTTTTGTGTTGTATAAAGCTGTTGCATTAAAGGAATAGCAATTTGACCTAATCTTGTTAATGCAGCTTCAACATCAGCTAACTTAGATTTCATTTTTCTTTGACCAAATTCATCAATACTAATAGTAGCTTTATATGTAGATGGTGCAGATTGTGAATTACCCATCATCATCTCATATAATCCTAATGCATGGTCAATATCATTTTTAGCTGTTTGCTCTTGAGTATATAATTCATTTCCAAGAGGAGTAGGTTGCACAGGTACAGGAGCGCCATCTGTCGGGTCATAAGGAATAGCTACGCCTGGTTGTGCCCACTTTTCTTCAAAATCTTTCATATCAACACTACCTTCTGGGACAAGTATTTTAGTATTAGTACTTGTCGTAGCGTGTGCAATTATCAAAGAGCGTGTTTTATTAATGTATTCTTGCAACCCTTTTATAAGCCTTACATCAGACATCGGGTAAGGAGTTCTAGTATGCAAGTTCATAATAGGAACTATAGGATAATTCTCTACAGGCAGTATTCTTTCATATAATACTTTGTCCCCTATTATAACACATTGTTTAATTCTTTTAACAGTAACTTTTACAACTTCTACTTGACCTTCTTCAACAAGGTCCATCATTGTAATTTGCTCACTAAATACTTCTGGAACTTCTGGTCTTTCTGCATCTGGACCATATCCAGCTTCAGCCATTTGTTGTTCTATCATAGCTATTTGCTGTTCTCTTTGTTCTTCTAATTGTTGAACAAGTTCCATAGCTTTTTTAGCATCAGTTATTATTTGTCCCTGTACTTTAAATACAGGCTTTTTCATATATTCGGCAAATGAATCATCATTCATTAAATCTTCTTTGCCTGAAAACTTTTCAAAAACTCTAAATTCTTCTACATCAATTTTATAATATCTTTCATAACCTCTTAAATAATCTTGATTGTCAATTCTACCAACATCTTCTGGAAAATGAACAGTATTATTATCATCTCTAGAGGTAGATGGAGCATTCCAATCATTACCCCAGGTACTAGCTCCTGCATTGTTAATCTTATCCTTATACATAGGATAAAGCTTTTCTGCTTGAGATTTAGTAAATAGTTTTGATATTATAATATTCTCAGCATCATCAAAAAACCTATGTCGACTATTAGGGTCAACATATACATCTAATGGGTCTACATCATGAAAACAAACTTCACCTTTTCCCATATCTTTCATAGGGTCTTGGTATACATGTAAATAACCTACGCCCATTACGTAATAATCATCTACAGCTTGTCTTATTGCAGTTCTTCCATCTGATATATCATACATATAAGCAAGTAAATTACTCATAACTTGAGCAATCTTATTATCAGAATCTTCTCTAGGAGCTGCCCTAAAAGAAGGTCTATTAGATGTTAACATTGCTTTTGCTGATTCTACAGCAGGATGAACTCTGTTTATAACAATAGGAGCTTGTCCTCTAGACTTTAGAGTTTCCATTTGTTCAGCAGTCCATTGCTTTCCTAATCTAAACTCTTTGTCTTCTTTAGCGTCTTGTGCCCAACTATCTCTTTTGCTAGAATACTTTCTAAAAATTTCCTCAGTATCAGCAACTATATTGGGCTGAGCTTCGCCTTTATCATCTTTTTTATTATAATCCATCTGCTTAATTTACGAATTACATAGTCATCCAATCAAGACTTTTCTTCGTATCCCTCCATTCATCTTCAGAAATTCTTTCAAATTTAGCACTTCTACAAGGTTTTGCTTTATCTAAAGCAGTCCATATAGCATCCATAATATCGTCATGTTTTCCCTTAGGGTAAGATAAAAATTCACCTTGTGCATGTGTATCTTGTGGTCTAAAATAAAAAGACCCTTTAGCAAATAATGGCACAAGCGATAATAATCTTTCAGATTTAGCATTTCTAGGCTTGACACCTGCTTCTAATCCTGGTATATATAAATTTTCATCTTTCATTAACTCCCTAACACCTGTTCTAAGAGCTTCTTGATACCCCACTGTCTCAATCTTAACTCTTCTAGGTCTATACTTTTTATAATGTTTTATTATTAACTCTGGTTGTTCTGCTGGCGATATTCTATCTCTATGTATATCTACCACATACTTATTATTATCATTATCGATTGCAATAGTAGCAATAACGAAATAATCAGCCCTAGCACTAAGAGAAGATGCAGGGTCCACACCAGTATACAACTCCACAGGTTTAATTTCTTCATTTTCCTCTCCTTCATTCTTAATCAATACATTTTGCCCTTGTATTCTCTTATATTCATAATGATGTATTTTTATCCACTCTGGTTGAAATGGAGCATCATCAGGAGATTGAGCAATATTCATATACTCTTGGAAAAATCCATTAATATTTCCTACAGATTTAAACTCTTCTTTAATAGCTAAAATTCTTTCTTTAGGAAATCTTTCAGGCCATATACTTTTTTCATCATCATCCCATATAGAAAACCATAATACATTCCAAGCACTTGACTCTTTTGCCCAACATAAAAAGCAATCTTCTGATATAACTGTCCCAATCATTGCTATTTTGCCTTCATCAGACAAAGATGGTATAACTGCTTCTGTTAGCCATTTTCTATTTTTAGCTCTTGCTTCTGGAGTATATGCGTTTAACTCTGATTCAAAGTCATCTACTATAATTAAGTTAGGACGAGTGTCTCCTTGTAGAAAACCCCTAACTCTTTGCCCTGTACCAACTGCTACCATTCTAGCACCATTTGCAAGTATAACATCTGTATGCGTCCATCTAGTAGCTGTTTCAGGTCCTAAGTCTCCAAATATTTGTTTAAATTGAGTACTATAAGTCAAATGATACTTAATTCTTGATAAGAAGTTAATTGATTGAGCTTGTGATTCAGATATAATAACTATAAATAAATCTTCATTAGTTTTCTTAAACGCTGCTTTCCATAAAGGATATATAAGCGTAGTAACTGTAGATTTAGCCGTACCCCTTGGAGCTGCTATTAATACTCTTCTTTTTTTATCATTTGCTAAATCTTTATAAATATTAGTATGAAAAGGAGGAGTACTCTTCTTTAATGCAGTAGGAAAACAATATTTGCCAAATAAGGCCATATTGTTCTTTAACTTCTTAAGAGCTTGTAATTGCTCGTACTTTTCTTCGTAGTCCATATTATAAAGTAGACTTAATAATACTTAACGTCTACTTTTTCTTTTTTATAATTTTTGCCAGAACCTTTATAATCCTTCTTTTTACCCTTCTTTTTAGGTGGTCTGCCTTTTTTACTACCGTATGTACCTTTTCCTTGAGGCATAATATCTCCTATAATTTATTAAAGAATTTTATCGTTAAGAGGATTCTTTTTTACTAAATCCCATAACCAATCTATACCCTTTCTTCCAGTTTCTAAAGCTTGTCCAAAAGGTGTTAGACTTGCGTCAGGACCCATTCTAGGAGATTGCATTTCTCCTAATCTAGGCATTCTTTTCGCATATTTTGGCAATTTGTCTACTTGTGCCATCATATCTTCAATCATATCTGGATTATCTAGTCGTCCTGCAGAAGGAAGACCTGCAGGTCTTGGAGACATAATAGCCTCATCTGGCATACCTGAAACACCATACATTTCACTAGTTTTTCCAGGTACTTTACTGCTTTTTTCAATTCTAAGTGGAGAACCAATCGCTTTTAATCGTTCATTATATTCTAAAGCTTTTTTAGAAAGTTCTGCATCTGGTTTTAACACTTGCTTTGGTTTAGCTTCTTTTAACATTTGTTGGGCTTCTTGAACCATTTTACTAGTATCATCATAACCCATCATTCTTTTATACTGATTTAAAAGCATTCTATTTCCTTTTCTAAGAGCGCTCATAATCATCATTGCTATTTGTCGTTTCATTTTAACTCCTCAGTAATAGTTTTAGTAGCAATAAGCTTGTCTTCTGTTTCTTTAAGCTCGTCAATAAGCTTAGTGTTACTTGTTGCTTCTATTTGTTCAGTAGTCTTAACTAAATGTTTTTCTTTCATACCATGCATATCTTGAAGATTATCTACAGCTCTCATAAGATTAGTAATATCACCTTTATCTTTAGCTTTTATAATAGTTTCTTCTAATAATTGCAAAGTATAGTCTTCAGTAAGACCGTGTTCATTTAATAATTTCTGTAGTTCTTCTCTAACCATATCTTTGAACTTCTCCTTCTTCATTCTTTTCTTCCACATAATCTTTTGATTATTTGTAGGATTATCTAGAACGTGTTCTATTGCTTTATCATAATCCATGGTCTGAGCATAGACCATAGCTAAATTCTTCATCTTCTGTCCATTGGACAAGACTTCCCAGTTAGTCTTCCCACTAATGGTCGTATTAGACTTGCGACCACTCGCTTTAAGCTTAGTAGAAGTATAATTAGGATTATAAAAAGTGTAGCCATAGGGATAGCGAATATACACACTAGTAGGTTTATATATGGATTTTGAGATGACTTTGGCCACAAAGCCATCATCGGACAATCCGTATTCTCCTTCATTTGCCTCCCTCCAATACTTATAAGGCAGATTTTTATCATCCGCCTCTTCTTTTTTTAAAATCATATATGTAGTAGGCTTATTATCGCCTTTATGATGTATATCTATTGTATACAATTAAACTATCCAATCTTTATTCCAGAAATCTGCATCATATGAAGGAGTTTTTGGTTTTTGAGTAAAAGCACTATCAGCTTGGGCATAATCATTCATTGTTGATTCTACTGGATTCTGACTTTCATTCCTATTACTATCTCTTAAATCTCTATTAAATGAAGCAACTCTAGTTTTATATATATCAGAACCTTCTTCTCCACCTCTCCAGTGTTCTTTAGCCCACCAATTAGCTATATCTTCAGTAGCTTCTTTTGTTAGAGATGCAGTTTTATCATACCTCTTATCAGCTAAAAACATCATTCTTTGTTGTTCTTTATTTAATTTAGATGCATCAAATCCTTTTTCGTCCATACCTTCTTGAATTAACCACTCAGGAATATTTGCTCCTTGGCTTTTATACCAATTAGCCAATCTATTTCTAGCAGTCATCCCTCCTTGTCCAGCTCCAGTCTCGTATTGGAAAAATCCAGCTCCAGGGCCACCTCCTGTCTGATAAACATTTTGACCTTTAGATTCGTGATGAGCTATTGTATCCATAATATTTTCAAGACCTGCTTGGTCTTGTCCCCAATGCTTTCCAAATTGACTTATCATTGTTTCGTAATCAGTCATTAAAATATATCTCCATACTTACCAAAACTTCCTCTATGTCCTTGCGCCATTTGTGAAAATGCTTGTCCCATAGCTATTTTTTGCTCATCAGATAATCCACCTTCATCATCTTCCGTTTGACCACCAGCAGAACTACTAGCAGAGCCACTACCGCCTCTATTGTCTTCTTTGCTTAATTTTGCGCTTCCTATATCTTCATTTTTAGGATTACCAAATAATCCAGGTGTTTTACCTTGAAAAAAGTCTTTTAATCTTCCAAATGACCTTCCTTCTACTCCTCCTTGGAATAAACCTGCATTATCAGTCATTTTACCATATAATTCAGGATTTTTTTCTGAAATGTATTTTCCTAATAAACCTTCTCCTCCACCTGTTTCTAAAGCGTTTTCATCATTTAATTTATTTTGATTATCTAATTTTTTCTGAGTAATAAGGTTTCCTTGGTTGTCATACGTCATCGGTTCCTCACTATCAAATTCATCAAGTTCATCCTCATTTTTTTCTATTTCAATTTTAGCTTCTTGTTCTTTATTTGCTATTGCTTCATTTGCCATTGCAACTTGGAGAGGACCGCCAGTAAGATTTCTAAAATCTCGGTTCCAATAAGATAAATCAGTACCTCCAAAATTAGGATTATACTGCATTGCTGCAACTGAACTTCCTACTTGACCAGTATTAGGTTGTGTAAGGTTTACGTTAGGAGTTGCATAAGGAACACTTCCAGGTATTTGTTCGTTAGGAGTTACTTGTTGTTGTTGGTTAAGCCAATAATTAGAGTCAAATGCCATTAGTATACCTTACTTCCTGGGTCCATCATTTCTCTTAAATAATTACCCAGCAGACTAGCACCACCGCTATAGCCTGTATTTTTCTTTGATTGTGTAGCATCACTCTGCATATCGACAGAATCTATATTCATTCCTCCAGCAGGGTCATATCCATACTGAGCTTGAGCTCCGTATTCTCCAACAGGTAACTTTCCAGGTTTAAATTCTACTTCTACTTCAGGTCCTAGAGGTGTCTCTCGAGTAATGCCTAAAGCTGATGCAGTACCAGCTAAATATGGAGCTAAATTAGACGCAGCTTTACTCAATATATCAGGACTAATGGACATAGCTGATGCAGTAGGAGCTAAATAAGCCGCACCTTTACGCAACATATCTAACCAACCTCCAATTCCTTCGTTTTCACTGCCTGCAGGAAGTGCTTCTTTATAAATCCATTCCTCAGGGTTATCTAAAAATTCCCTATCTTCTCCAATTGGGTCATAATCGTTTCTTTCAAATGGTGAAAATTCCCATGGCTGAGAAAGTGTTGGAGGGGATTGAGGTTGAAATACTTGCGATTCTCCTTTTTCTTCAAAATCAAGTGGGGCATTGCTTGAAAAACCAGATTTTACACTATT